GCGAGGACAGTCGTCGCGAAACGCATACCGCTGGAACGGACGAGACGGGCTGGTGACTGTAAGTTCATAATCAGTTGGATGTTGTTGATGCCGAACAGACCCGTGTCCCACTCGTGGACATCCGAGAAAGTAAAGGGCGACAGAACGATCTTCTCCGTGCTTGTGAAACGGAAGAAGAAGGTGAAAGGACCCAGACACGCGACATTGGGCGTTAGACCAGTCGTGACCGCGAGGCAAGGGAGACCGTTGATGGCTTGGTAGACACCCGCCGTCTGGGCAGTGGGCTGGACAGTGCCGAGCGACTGACCCGCCGAAGTGTAGTAGTTGCCGTTGACGAGAGGAGAACCGAGAGCATCCGTGAAGGACACTTGCGGGAACTGACCGTTCTGTGGCTCGGCGTAGTCCGTGAGCGACGCGTAGCCAGAGATGGGCGAGTTCGTCGCACCGTAGGCATCATCGTAGCACTGGTACTTGTCCAGCATCGTCGGGCAAGTACGCTGGAGACGATTCTTCTTGTAGTCCGTTAGACGGAGAACCTCCTTGAGTACATCTTGGGAGTTGATGACGCTCGTGGTGTCGTTGATCGTCGCAGTCGTGGTGGAGCAGAGCGAGTTGAGGGGAAAGGCTGGGAGAGACCAGTCTACAGCGGGTAGCCATAGAGGCATACCAGCGTTGCCGAGTACGAAGTAGCGGGTCTGGGCATCAGAAGTGTAGGTGACCGTCTGCTGGAGAAAGGCAGTGGAAGTCCACTCTAGACCGCGATCCACGAACACATTCTCGCTGGGGACATAGATATTGTAAGTGTGCTGGGACGAAGTCGCCGAGATGGCGTTGAACGGAGCGTTCGTGAGGGACAACGCACCCTTCTCAACAGCATACTTCGGGCGATTCTGGACGATACGAGAATCAAATACAGCCAACTTCTCAATGTCGGCACTCATCTTGTTTATGTTCTATCTACAGAAAGTTTTAGAGGAACTCACGCCCCCCATTCTTGAGTTTTCGTGGGGAGTCCCTTCTTCTTGAACATCATCTTGAAGGATACAGACGATAAGTTCGTCATCGCAATAGGGTAGAGTTGATTATTAATACGGTTCTTCCAGAAGACTTGGACATCTACTCCTTGTAGAGGCTGGTGAGAGGCAAGGAAGTCGGATAGACGATACTCGGCAGACGGCACATAGTAGATAAAGGACTTCCAAGATGCTGATCCCTTGTCCATCGGCAGAGAGAGATCCGTGATTACGCGGGTGAAAGCAGACTTCGCGGTGGCTTGTGAGTTTCCGATATTGCCTTGTCCGACGATGACGGGAGCGGAGTTTGACTCGGGTTTCACGGGCATCAAGGCTGATGCGAATACGATAGACGAGATGGGAGACCAGAGTGTATCCGTAGACGGTGTCTCTTGCGTGATCGTCCAGTACACCTTCTGCTCGTTGAGGACGGACAGAGGGTTGGAGGCTGGGTTCCCACTTCCAGAAGGGACGAAGCCAAGAGGAGGTGTTCCAGCATACGGTGAGAGACGGTAGTCAGAGACATCCGTGTAATACTTGTTCGGCACAAGGATCTCGTACACATACCCCGTCGGGGCTGGGATACCTACATAAGGACCATTCGTAGGTGAGGATGTGTTCCAGTAGAGGAATGAGAAGTTGGCGAAGAGGTTGTACATATTCGTGTTGAAGAACAGTTTGAACTGGGGAGGCGAAGCAAATCCGCCTTGAGACGAAGAAGGTGTAAAAGAAGTGAGACGGGAACCGTATCCATCGCTATCAAAGGTAATCGTGAAACGCTGGGATGGTCCGTCATACGACATCTGCGGAGGCTGGGCAGTCGCGTTCAAGAAGTCCTTGAGAGTCGCATATGGAAAGGCTCCTAGACCACCGTTCGCCACCCACGCATCATAGAAGGCATAGAAGGTATCGCAGATCGCACACGAAGAAGCGAGACGAGGCGAGGAAGAAGGATCTAGTGCGAGATCATTCGGGTTAAAGATCGTGAGATTCACGAGGTTCATCCACCGCTGGTAAGTGTAGACCCAGTAGTAATCGGTAGAGAGATCTTGCGGACGACCTTTCTTATCGCCGATGAGTTGCCAGTAGAGTGCGTTCGGAGGAGCATTACCTACCGTAGTCTGGAGGGCTTGGTAGAAAGGACCCAAAAAGGTATTCTGGTTGGTCGCAGTGAAAAGAGGAGTAGAGGATACAATGTCTCCCGCATCGTAAGTCGTACCCGCTTGGTAGTATCCGATGAACTTGTCGTTTGCTAGGGTTTGGGGAATGGGTGAAGTCTGGAGGTTCTTATTCTGCGGTGAATAGATCACGAAACGGGTTGGAGGAAGAACCGTAAGCGTCACATTCGTACCAGCGGGATTGTTCGTGCCGAGTTGATTCCAGAAGGTCACTGCTTGAGAGTTGATGAGCGGATCGGGTGGCTGGACTCCCGCACCAGTAGAAGGACCATTCGCTCCGAGTGCTTGGGCATACAGAACCGTCGTGCCGTCACCCGAACTCACATACGACACATAGTCTCCATCCGCATAGTTCGTGGAGAGAGAATACGCCGTCACTAGAATCGTTGATCCAGTTGCGATCGTCTGCTGGTAAGGAATCGCCATTCCGTAGGTTGAAAGATTCACATTGACTTGACCCGTACCTTGACGAATGGTTGGGATGAACAGCGGTAGATCCAAGTTGGCTCCGTTCATCGTGAATCGCACGATGGAGAAGTTGTACTTGGAGATGTCGCTGATAATGGGGAAGTCACGGGTCTCGTTGAACACGATGTTCGGATCTTGGATCGCGTCGCCCGTTGAAGTCTGATCATCCGTCGTGTTATTGACGATGTCTGCGTTGTAATACACATAGTCGGGATCCATATCAGTCCCACCCACAAACTGGACGGATGCTAACTGACGGTTCATTTGTAATGGACTGGGATTTTGTTTCGCTCTCTATTTCTTTATTTCCAAGTAGGTCAGCCCACTCACAAACTTATCTGGATTCAACCCCGTCTTGTCTATAATAGACTTGTATTGTTTCAGTGTTTTGCCCTTGAACATCAGCCGAGCCACACAGTGCCGACCGCAAGTGTTAATGTTGCCACTCTCTATCTGGAAAGGATGAGTGTTGTAATAGATCGGCAGACCGCTTCCTCGCATAAGATTCGTAAGATAAGGTTGGTCTTCATCCATCTGTTCTAGGCGAGACTGTGGAACACCATCTAGTTGTGCTTCGGGACGATCACCATACGGATCAAAGAACTCAATACCCTTTTTAGTTTTCAGCATACAACACCAGTGACCAGTATGCTCGTCTTCGGTAAGGAATAGAATAATACAACGACCTTTGGAATCAAAGCATTCCTCCAGCGATCGTTTCCTTGCGAGTTGAGGGTAAGTCATCAGCGAAATATCGTTTCCTAGCAGACGACGGATGTCTTCGTCCGACAAGGGATATTCTTGGACTTCTTCTACTTGGGTCATTATAAATGACCAAGAATATATGGGGTTCACCATTCGGAAAGGATCAAAAGAAGCCAAAGGAACCAAAGGCTCCGAAAGAGGAGAAACCGAAGAAGATTCCTCGTCTTACGAAGACTGATGTGCGTATGATGTTGGATTGTTCAGCGGGATCTATTAATGAACCTCTCGTGTGTTGGGTAGAGCGTTGGATGACACAGTTGATACGAGAGAGATCGTTTCCTCCCCATCTTGTTCGGGCTGGGGGCTATCAATACCTACTTGACTTTCTGGGTGACGGAGCAACAGAGGTTCTGAATGCGATACGCCAAGATCATTACGGCTCGGGAACCCAACCGCGTGAAGGTGCTGGTGAAGATGAGTTTGGCTTCTTGATGGGTGTGCCGATGGTGGTGTGAAGTCTTCTACATTAATACCTACTCGGACTTCACGCTCACAACATTGCGAGACGAACCGATGTCCTATGATGGCTACGCAGAAACGGTACAGACCATATAATACTAACACTGCCGTCGTTGATAAACCCGCCGACGCGAGTGTATTGAGATCCATTGTAGTATTGCTCTAAAAAGCCGTGACAGCCCACGATAAGACAATCTTGGTCTGTGTTGAAGGTGATACTCCACTATCGGAAAGGAAGAAAGTAATGCTTCCTCCGTTCGCAGATGATGGGTATGCTGTGATTAACCATAGGGAAGAACTACTAGATACATCTATATCACTGTATCCCGTAGCAAGTTGGAGAGTTGTAGAAAGACTGGAAGTGCTGGTTAGAAATGGTGATACTCCCGTTATAGTTCCAGAATAGTATCCAGATGCTGGAGTCCAACTGATTGTTGAAAGAGTTGATAGACCACTGGGAAACTGAACTACAGAAAGTTTATTATTGACTCCTACTGATAGTCCATCACCAACATTGACGGCAATACCGTAGGTCGTACTTACAAGACCGCCATCAAGTCCAGTGACTCCTCTATCCGCGATCTTTAATGAAACTATGGGTGCCGATGGTGTAGTATTGTCCACATTAATAGGAGACACCGCAATTAGGGATGTTAATCCACCCGCTGGACCCGTAGGACCCGTCGCACCACTTCCCGCTGGACCCGTAGCACCCGTAGGACCTCTGTAAAGACCATTGCCCGATAGAAACTGGACACTTGTGTTCTGCGAACCTAGACGGAGTACCGCGTTCGTGTAAGTATAAACGGTGATAGTGATTGATTGACCAGCCGTAAAAGAGCAGACACCAGACAGCGTAAAGAAAGCGAGACCAGTTGTGATGATAGGAGTGAGTGAGAACGAGCCTTCAATGTACGATCCCGCTTGTCCGACACTGCTGTCTCCATCAAGAACGATACGGACATAATCTCCAGTCACGACTGGAGGAGTGGATGATCCAACATACTCGGTCTGAAACCCAGCAGAAACGGCATACTCTCCAGTCGTAGGGATCGTGAAACTGGGATAGTTAAAGACTTGCGTTGACGAAGGAGTTAGTGTTGATGCGGGTAGTTCGGGAAGTACAACAGCATCGGGAAGACCAGCGGGAGAACCAGCGGGACCAGTAGCACCAGTATTACCACTAAGACCAGTTGGACCTTGAATACCCGTAGCCCCGATAGGACCCGTAGCCCCGATAGGACCCGCTGGACCAGTAGAACCTTTGGAACCCGATGGACCCGTAGGACCCGATGGACCGCCCGATGGACCCGTAGGACCCGTAGCACCTCCCGTATTTGATCCTTGACTTGACCAATGTGTTCCATCGTTCGGCGGAGTCGTCGCCGTAGGACCAACTGCTAGGATACACTTATACAAAAACCCAGCGTACAAGACCTCATTATTCACGATGTATTGCGTGAATTGAGACCACTGGGCATATGACATCTTTGTAATGAAGCAAGAGAAGATTGGTGAAGTAAAAATAAGAAGGGATTGATGGAGAACTGTTATTTCAACTATTTAATTCCGATTTCTGGGGTTTTTTGTCCTAATGCTGTTTGGAGAAAGTATCCTACAGTCAAAAAAAGTTTGGAGAGCCTCTTGAAGAGTTTTGTGAATTGGGTAGTAGGACAAAAAAGTCCAAAAATCCGTATTTTTTTAATGGGTTAAACTTATTTGATTGATATTTACAAATGCGATGGGCAATGCTCTTCGGTTGGTTTGCTCTTGCTATCGCTACAGCAACACTGTCTCCGACGACAACTGGGACGCGTACGCACACTTCGTGTCCGACTCATACACCGACACTGATAGCGACACCGACACGGACTCGTGTTCCGACTTCCACGCCAAC